GTGCTCGACGAGACCTAGAGCGTGAACGCGAACGTCTTTTGCGCTTTTTCTTTTTGCTATCAATATCATCGTCGTCGACATCATCATCAAAGCCACCCTCATCGCCCATCATATCACACGCACATTCTTGACCTGTAAGATCAAGATACTGCAGCTCTTTATCGAGCTTCTTGATAACCTTCAAGAGACTAGGAATAAGGATTGCGAGATTAGATTCAGATTGAGTTTCTGAAGTTGCAGCAATTGGTGCTGGACGAGGTGCTTCTAGTTGGGCTTCTTTATTATAAAGATCGGTATCTTCCAGCTTTGCTTCCTGGATCTTATTCATATTCTTAGAGTATGTCAGAATCTTATTGAAAGCATTCTGAATACCAGTAAGAGTATTCGACATAACAACAGTAGTCTTTGGATCGATCACTGTAGCTCCAGGATCGACCTGCTTAATGCGTTTTGTGAGACCAGCTAATGTATTATCTTCCATTAGATACTCGCACTAAAATAGAGTTGCTTTGCAATATTGCCCATGCCCTGATATGTAGGTTCTGGCACATCACCCATACCTTTTGCACCTGTCTTTGTCGTAGGCTTTGTAGCAGGTTTGATTGGTGCTGTTGCACTACCGATCTTTGGCTTAGACACACCAACATTTTCAGCAGCGCTGGTCGCGGCGGCAATTTGAGTGCCTGTAGATGTAGCAGGTGGTACGGACATTGCTGTCACGGGTGGTGATGCACCAACAGGTTCTGGTGTTGAGGCACTAGACGTAGCAGCTGTCGGAGCTTGGGGCTCACCACTGCCGGATGGTGATGGAGGTGCAGGTTGACTACCACTGCTTACCGGTGGGGCTGCAGAAGGACCTGATGCTGGTGGTGGACTACCACCTTTACTACCACTAGTATCGCTAGCAGCCGATGATGGACGGCTTATTGCGTGTGCGGGAGTTGGTTTCGGAGGTGGGTTTGCAGCAGCCTGGGATGCTGGAGCAGATCCTGTTTGTTTCACAGCAACTGGCGGAGCTGCTTTCTTTTCAGCAGCTGGACCGACAGCGCTACCCTTAGGTTGTACTCTCTTACCAATCTGATTCTCTACGAGACCTTTTACAGTCCCCTGAACCATTGCCATTCTTTCGCCGAACTGTGGATCAGTCTCTGGCTGGGTTCCGAACACTTCGCTATAGATGTCGCGAGACAGAGAAGCGACCATGGCAGGAATAGCAGTAACAGGACCAGCTAGACCAGACACAGCATCCAGCCCAGCACCAAGGAAGTCACCATCAGCAAGACGGCTTGCAGCGAACCCTAGCCCTGCAATAGCTCCTAGAACAGGAATAGACTTAATACCTGTCGAGGCTAGTGCCTTGCCGATCTTAGGTCCAGCAACCCTTGTAATAGCTTTCTTAAGAGTCTGACCAGTAAGAGCAGATCCCTTGACTGCTGCACCCTTTGTAGCTCCTACACCAGCTTTGATACCCTTGGCAATCTTGCTAGTGGCCATTCCGCCAACTGCTGCAGTCTTTGATAGAGCAGCCGCACCTAGACCACCAGCCTTTGATGCCATCCCTGTGACTGGTGAGACTACTTTCTTGGCGACATCCCCAGCTCTACTTAATATGCCAGGTTGGGCAGTGCCACGAGCAATTCTTGCTGCCTTGGCTTCTTTGACGATCTGACCCTTGGCATAGCCACCCGAATAACCACCCTTGAGAGCCTTCTCAGGGGTTGTATAAGCGTTGTCAGGCCCCTTATAACGAATCTTCCCAGACTTTGTAGGCTCGGTTGTAAAGCCTTCTCTAAGTTGAGCCGGCTTCTGTTTGTATTCTCTTCTGACATCGCCCAACCCCAAGCCTTCGGCCAGGCGATCCATGAATGTCTTTTTGTCTTCTTTGTTCTTATCTTCTACTGTGTCGATAAGATCCTCAAACGCTTTGATGAGGTCTTCCATCTTATCAGCAAGAGGTGAGATGGCATTACCTGAGCCCTCTTGTGGTTCTGGCACAGCTTGAGGCTCGATAGGAGCTTCTAGTTGATTCTCTTTCGCAGCTCTGTTAGCAGCTCTGAGCTGCTTCATAGTCAGGTCTTGAGTTTCTTTATCGACAAGACCCATGGCCTTGGCAGTCTTAAGAACTTTCTTGAGCTGTTCGTTGAGAGCAGAGATATCTGGATTAGAGACGTTCTGTTCTGTCTCTGGCGTATCTAGTGGTGGCTCGTCTACAACATTGTCTTGCAGCTTACTCTTGAGAGCACCGAATGCCAGAGAACGCTTGAAGTCCCGTACTGACTTCTCTTGTTGTTCGTCATACACAGCACTAAGACCAAAGCCCTTCATTAGTCTACGGCCGAAGTCCTTACGCATGCGCCTTCTGCCCATACGTCTGGCGCGCTTCTTTACAGCGCCGGTCGGAGATCTCTTTGGTAGCTTAATCTTGGCCATTACTTACGCGCTTTATCCATCTCTTGTTTCTGTTTCTCTAAGAACTGTAATAACATATCGACGTATAGGTCACGTTCATAAGGCATCAGGTCTTCTAACTCTGCAATAGAATAACCGTGATGCTGAGTCATTGCGAATATTGTTTGATAATAATTCGCTAATGAATTATGACTCAGCCCCAGGTAAAAAAATCACTGAGCGTAGTCAGCTCAATCGTTCTTTCATTACCAAGAGAGTTTTTATATTCAATCTTATAATACATGCGAGGAAGATTATCGAAGAACTCACGAATCTTGATAAAGGTTTCGATATCCAACGACTCAATGAAGTCTGTCAGCTCTTCTTCCGAAGTGTCCTTTGCGGGATACACAGCATCCTCATCATAGATCACATCGATACACGAGCGCACCAGATACTCGACTAGCTCTGCTGGTGGCAGGTCATCAGGAACGTCTTCGACTAGGCTGATTGAAGGATACTTCATAACAACACCAACTGTATCGTTGATCTTGATGTTGTTGTCAACCTTGCCCTGCTCGAGCATCTCTACTTCATCCAGATCGATGTTGAAGTCATAGACCTTATCATCTTCGATGTCGCGATAAGACACTTCGATAACGTTATTGACTGACTTGGCGCGAAGCTTGAGGAACATATACTCAAGATCGAATGTAGTCAGGTCTTCAATGTTAAAATTTTCTTCCTGGACACAGTTAGTCAGGATCTGCTTGATAGCTCTGACCATGTCCTTTTCTTGACCGGACTGCTGAGCAATAAGAAGAATCTTCTCTTCTCTAACAACGAACGGTCTGAACTTTACCTGCTTCTTCTGAGAAGGTACGAGCATGGTGAATACAGGTTTATCAATCTTAGGTAATGCCATTTTTTATCTCACTTGTTTATAATGGAAAATAATTTACTTCGAAATCAACGTACGAAAAGGGAATGACTAGCTTGACGATTTCGTCTGTCGATCCCCAGTTAAAGTCTACTGAAGGCAGTAGCTTTGGAAAGGCTCTGTACACTTTAGCCTCCATAACTTTTTTGTCAGTAGAATCATAGACAGTAACATTAAGATCCACTGCGTAGCTGTCTTTGTATCCTACTTCATATGCTTGAAAGCCTGGTACAACACCGTTTGCGGCTGTAAGGCTCTTGCCACCTTTACCCTGGATATTAACAATAGAGCTAAACCAGCTGTAGAAGAATCTATGAATCTGGGATCCTGCGTCTACAATGAATGAGCATGTGATGTCATCCATTACCGCATTGTATGGAATAGACTCGTTTGGACCGTATCCATATCTAGGTGGTCCGTCAATAGTCGCCAGAGAAGCACCAGGAAACTGAACTGAATCGCAACGGACAGAAAGAGTGTCTGTGCCTATCATGCCGCTAAGGTTGCGAACATAGGTAGGAGGAGAGAAGGATACAATGTAACGCGAGGCCTTGAGTACGCCCCTCGTGGATATACTAGCCATGAAGTCGTTTAATTTAAACATTACCTTGCGCCTACCATTTTCTTGGATTGTGACCAGACCTGAGTCTTAGTTGCTTTTGCGAATCTCTCAAGTGGTAGGAACAGAGCGATGTCCCACTCGGATGGATACACGTAAAGAAACTTTGAATTGAGTTGAGAGTACAGATACTGCTTTACGCATGGTTCAAAGAACTTGATCTTAGAAGCCGACTGAAGCATCTTATAACTCATTCTGAGCTTCGTAGTCTCATCAAAGCGCTGATTGGTTGCAGTATCGTATAGTGCATCCATTAGACGTGCTCTGAAAGTATGAGGCAGATAGTGGAGATTCAATCCCCAGAAGCGATCTGACTCAACACGGAACGGGAAGATCATTGGGAATCTATCGTAGTATGGAAGAGTCTCTTTGTACTTAGGATCGTACATAAACATGTACATGTTACCAGGCTTGATGATGTTTACCATTCTGGTAGCATCACCTGCCAGCAACCTACGCTCGTTGACCTTTCCGAACGACTGGGCTGCATCACGATACCAGGCACGCGCCGCATCTGTCCTGGCTGGTATCTGACCAGCTCTGACGCCTGTAGTAATAATTGTATCGAATACAGTTGACATTAAAACTTGATTCCCAGTTCTTTCTCGGTCATAATAACAAACTTCCATCCACGGTCCGCACAGTATGCTTCCGCGTACTGCCACTTAGCACTATTTATGCCCCAAGTCATCACCTCGTTTATATACCTACGAGATGGCTTCTGTCCCTTGAGTGTGAGCTTCACATCTGGTGGAACAGTCTGAGCCTTGGGCTTCACTTCTACTAACAGGCTTTGTATGGATCCATCCTTACCTTTCCTTTTCACAAAGAAGTCAGGAAAGTATCTATGAACTTTGTTGTCAATCGGAGATCTATAGGGTATAATGATCTCTTCAGACGACCACTCGATTACATCCGGATGGTCATCCAGGTGCATCATCAAAACCAGCTCCCAACGACTACGATAAATAATACGTTGAGGATCGCCTTTATATTTTTTAGGATTCTTAGCCCTGTATGTACCTTTGTACGCCATAAATATATTTATAATAAAAACAAGGAACTTCTAGATGGCATTTAATGTCGGCGCCTTTATCAAGGATACTGCTAAGACAGCCCTCAACATCATCACAAGCGGCGTGGTCTCAGACACGACTGCTGGTCTGAACAAATACTCTATTTCCTCGGCTAGCTCGACTGCGCAATCGCTTACGGCGACTGGTGCCTCGTATAAGACTGCTGCAGCCATTGCTGCGCAGACGGTCGATGTTGCATGCAGTAGAGGGGATCCATTTTTCTATGCTACGGCAGGTAAAGATGTCACCAAGTCGGCTTCTGCTGATCTTGCATCCAATAGAAGTCTTGGCTCAGAGGGCACGGACTTTCTTCTTGAGAATGTTATTCCAGACTCAAAGATCAGAGCTAAGAAGGCAGACAAAGCCGAAGCTATCATGGCGGTAATTTAATGGCAGATAATACGTTCCTAGGCAAATATCATTGTATGATTAGATTGGGCGAATACAGTCGCCCTAACCCCATGTCTCCTGGGGACTTCAAGACTACAAAGTATATGAAGCTC